GTTTGCCACTGCTTACAAGGCACTTGAGACCGATGTTTCGGCTGACGTTGCTCCTACCGCTCTGACTGCAGCTAACTACCTGTCGGCTGCTTCTGCAATCGCTGCTAAGTCGAAGCTCGGTGAGCGTGCTGATCGCCTCTCGGTGATCGTCATGCACTCCTCCTGCTACTTCTACCTGCAGCAGGTGGGGATGCTCACCTTCTCTTCTGATTCGCTGTCTTCGGGCAAGGACATTAAGTGGGGTGGCGGCGGCGTTGGTATTACCAACGATCAGATTGCCTACTTCGCTGGGATGCGCGTCATCGTTGATGACAACATCAAAGGCGTGAACGGCGCTGGCGGTACTGCAGGTAACGCCCTGAAGTATCCCGTCTACATGCTGGCTCAGGGCGCGATTGCTGAGGGAACCCAGCAGGAGCTGCGCATTGAGGCAGATCGGAACATTTTAAGCAAGCAAGACGTGATTTCCGTAGACATGCACTACGGCTATCATGCGTTCGGCTCTAACTACACCGGCGCTGATAATCCTGCGAACAGTGTCCTTGCGACTGCTGGTTCCTGGAGCAACATCTACACCGACATCCGCAACTTCGACATCGTTCGTTTGTTTGTTAATTCGCCTTTTGGGGGTGTAACACCATAATTAAGGCGGATTTGTCGTCTTAGTTATAGCCAAGCCCAAATTTTCCCCCACTTGATTGCATATACGCATTCAGGCGTAACCGAGAAAGACTTGGCGATCGCAGCGCCGCTTTCGTTTTCACGAAGGCGGCTTTTTATTTGCAGCACGTCATCAGCGGTGAGCTTGCCGGCTCCCGGCGGCATTGGGGCAAGACCCGAGTGGACGGCGTGTTCTTGGTTCTGCTTTGGCGTGCAGTATTCAAGGTTGATCAAGCGGTTGTCAGCCTTGTCGCCGTTGATGTGGTTGATCCAAGCCCCATCGGGTCGTGGTCCCTCAAAAGCCAACAGCACCAGTGCGTGGACGGTTGATTGTTTTTGCCCAGACAGAGAGACGCCTCGGTAGCCCTGCGGATGCTTGCGAAAGCGGAGAGTGCGCCCGCGGAGCTTTGCAGGCTTCCCATTGCGTTCAATCCAGCGATCCAGGCTTCGAACACTGCCGTGGTCGCTGACTTCATAGCCATCAAACCCAGGAATGGGCTGCCATACTTCTGGCATCGTCTGGTGCTTCAGATGATCACGCCAGGGAGCGTCAACTCGCCTGGCAACACCATTATCCCTGCGTAGGGGCCGCTTGGCCCCCTTTTTTGTGCCTACTCCGGCTTGATGCCCATGGCCGCCATCACCATCTGCTGGTCCAGCGTGTAGGTCTGTGCTGGTGCCTTGGCCTTGACCTTGGGTTCGGGCTTGGGGTCAGCGATGTCGATCGCCTCGACGGGAGCGGGTTCGGTCTTCTTGGTAGCCATAGGAATGAGGCTGAACTCTCCCTAAGTCTGGCGATACGGCGCGAATAGACTGGAGCTACCCCTGCTTAGGGCTGATGGTGGGTGTCATTCGGCTTTACCTGGAGCCCAGTGAAAAACTGCCGGAGCACATGCGGCCGCGTTTTTTTACGCCCGTTCTTGATTGCATGCCAGATCAGGCACATGGCCTGCGTCGACGCTTGCAAAAGCAGGGTTATGACGTGATTACAGTCCCTCTCTGATGGCTTTACCCACTGCGACGGCTTATCTGTCAGAGGCGGATGCCGACACCTATTTCGCGAGTAGTTTCAACGCTGCGACGTGGGCGGCATTGACCAGTGCCGAGAAGACGGTGGCATTGGCGGAGGCTACCCGTTGGCTAGAGGCGCTGTGCTGGAAGGGTGAGAAGTGCAGTGATACGCAGCCGCTGCAATGGCCGCGAAAGCAGGATGCAGCAGGGTGCTGTTCTGCGGTGGTCTGCACAGCGTTACCTGAGGCGATGGTGCAGGCAACAGCTGAGCTAGCGCTTGGGTTGCATCAGAACAAGACAGCGATCATTGGCGGCAGCACCTCAACAGGAACGATGGGTGCAATCAGGTCGCAGAAGCTGGGCGACCTGCAACAGGACTACTACGACGTGAAGGATGGGCAGACCACTACGGGCAAGGTGAGTGCTACAGCGCCGTTGATTCTGCAGAAGTTCCCCTGGCTGGTTGACCTACTGGGGCCTTGCTTGCTGAATGTGGCAGCAGGCTCTAGCCGTGTGCTGTCGAGGTGCTGCTGATGGACATCGACGCCACGTTTTTGCCTGTTGCTGAGGGTTTGATTGATGTCACCTTCCCGACAGCTATCACGTACCACCAAGCCGGGATTCGCACCTATGACCCGCTTACGGGCGCTGTTACTGGCAGCACGACAGACCATGCAATCAAGGCGGGAGTCCTCGCGCGTAATCGATCTGAGGAGGGCGGTGCTGGCGAGACGTATGAGATCAGCATTTGGATTCATCACGGCGCTAGTGGACTGTCTTTCCTCCCCAAGACAGGAGACAGCTTCACGTATGACTCCATGGTCTGGCAGGTCGTCGAGGTCGCGCCGACGTACAGCAGCAAGGCGCTGATTGCCAGCAAGATCAAGGGGAGGGCGGCCTGATGCCACGGTTCACTGACCCGAACAAGCTGGCGAAACATCTGAAGGATGCACTTAGCAACCTGCAGGCTGAGACGCTGATCACAGCGCAGAGCGAGCTGGGCAGCACGAAGATCTCGCCTTATGACACGGGCCGCTTCCGTTCAAGCTGGTTTGCAACCGAGGGCTCTGCCAGCGGCGATGTGGCCGCTGTTGGCACAGATAGCCCGAACACCGATGCCACTGGGCTGAAAGTGGACGCTTACCGCAACTACTACCTGACGAACAACCTGCCTTACGCCCAGTCGATTGCGATTGAGGGCAGGGTGGTTTCGCAGCCAACTACATGGTTCACTGATTTCCGCAATTCAAGGCTGCCGAAGATCCAAGAGACTGCTGCCAAGGTTGTCAAAGCGAGGTTTGAGCTGTGAGCTATCAACCTGTACGCGGCGCATTTGAGAAGCTGACCTATGACGCTCTGCGCGTTGCTGGGATTCCAGCTGATCAGATCTTCTTTGATGGTGTGGGCGAGACACCGCCTGGCCCTGCAGCGCCTTACGCAACGGTGAGCATGAGCTTTACGGATACGACAGAGGATGTGATTGGCTGTGGGCCCTCGGAGCATTTACGGGGCAGCGTGCTGTGCAACGTCTACACGCCCAAGAACCGTGGCAGCAAACCAGGCGAGGACATCTGTCTTGAGGTGATCAAGGAATGGCAAAAGCTGGGCAAGCATTCGGAGAGAGCCGGATTAGTGCAGGCTTCTACTCGGAATATCACTGGCCCCACGACGGTCCGTGATGATGCCCGCCCTCACCACATCAACTCGATCAGTTGCGCTTGGGCAGCTCGGGTTGCGTAGGCTTAGAGAGCCTGAGCCCCCGCAGGTAACAGACGCCCCCGCCTGTTCTCTATGAGGTCTTGACATGCCAGTCGCATGTTCAACGAGCAGCCTCACCGGCCAAGACGGCCTGGTGATGTTCTCCCCTGCAGGCACCCATTGGTGCCTTAAAGATCACACTGACTTTTCTGCTGGCACCAGCATCACCGTGCCTACTGATGCGGATTTCCGCGTTGGTGATTCGGTGGTGTTCAAGGTTGAAGACGGCGGCAAGCTGGACTCTGCCTTGACTGCTGGCACCACTTATTACGTGGTGGCTGTTGTAGCCGGCAAGGTTGATGTGTCTGCAACCAAGGGCGGTGCGCCTATCACTCTTAACGGTGATGGCGGCAACGGCAGCAGCGGTTCTGGCATTGCCAGCCTTACGGCTGCCACTGCTGGCGCGGGCTACACACCTGGCACCTATACCAACGTCAGCCTGAAGCAGGGCACCAACGTGACCGCAAAGGCCACTGTTGTAGTGCCTGCTGGTGGTGGCGTGACCGCCGCAGCGATCACGATCACTACCGCTGGTACTGGTTATGCCACGACAGCAAGCAGCATCAGTCTGGAAGGTGGTTCAGGTCCTGGTGGTGCAGCGATTGATGCTGCAGCACCAACCACTCCCTTCTCTGGTACTGCCACGCTGACAGCTGCGGTGCCATTTGCCGATTCCGCTGGTCACGTCAACATTGCATTTGCACCTGTTGATGCACTGTGCGGTGTGAAGGAATGGTCTCTTGACCTGTCCCGTGAAACGGTGGACACCACCACCCTGCCTTGCAAGGTGGGCGGTGCTGCGTCTCGCTACGCCACGTTCCGCACCAGCCAAGCTGGTTTCGCTTCTGGCGAAGGCACCATGACCGTTGTATTCACCAGCGGTCAGGGGATGTCGAACCGTCTGCTGGCCAACAGCATGTACAAGAACAGCCTCGCCACGGTGAAGCTGTACATCAATGCTGTGGCTGGCACTGGTGCCGCGATTGATGACACTCAATCGAACTACATCGAGGCTCAGGTGTCCTTGAACGGCTTCAGCGTCTCGGTGAACACCGATGACGTGGTGGAGGCTGAAATCCAGTTCACCCTGGCTGCACAGCCGAAAGCCTTGTTCGGCGTTACTCTCTGATCAGAGAGAAGACTTGAGGGCCGTCCTTCGGGGCGGCTTTTTTTGTGTCTAGTCTGCAGGGGCTGGTGGTGAATCCCAGCCGGGTTGTCTGGGGGTGTGCTGATCACCCCCATACGCCTGCCTAGGATTGAAGAGATTCACACCCATTCCTATGAGAGCACTTGATCGGCTCCGTGCTGCTTGCAGCATGTCAACGCAGCGCAAGAGCGTCGAACTGCCTGACGGCGGCGAGTTCGAGTTTTGGATGACGCCTCTGACGATCGCTGAGCGTCAGCGTGCGCAGAAGCAGGCGAAGTCTGATGACGCGATCGACTTTGCGTTGCAGCTGCTGGCTTCAAAGGCAACGGATGAAAACGGCACCAAGCTGTTCGCTCCTGGTGAGTTGGCGGAGCTGCGTAATGACCTGCCAGCAAAGGTGATCGACGAGCTACTGCTTGTCCTGATGGGTGCGAAGGAGGAAGTTGCGGAGGAGGAGGATGACGACATGAGCCCCAAGCAATCGCGGCCTTCTTCAAGGAAGACGGCGAGCTGAGGTTCTTGTTCTTCCTAGCGGAGAAGCTGCATATGACGGTTGGGGATCTGATGGAACACATGACCACTGAAGAGCTTCTTCTGTGGGGTGGATACCTCGATCTCCAGGCGTCAGAAGCGCAGGAGGCGCAAAGGAAGGCGGCCAGGCGGCGTTAAAGATTGCGCCAGCTTTTGCGCTTTAGGATTGCGTAGATGTTTGCGTAGCTAACGCCATACTGGCGGGCAAGCGCGCTTGCGGACAGGCTGGACGCGCGTATTTCAAGCACGTCAGACGCTGTGAGCTTGGAGCTGTTTTTGCATTGAGACCGAGTGCCATGCGCTGGGGTCTCAAGTGTCTTGTCAACAGGCCAACCTGCCTTGAGCCGTCCGCTAATAACGTGCTTGCTAAGCCCAGTGCGTCGCGACCATTGCATCATCGTCAACGTTTCGCCGTTATGCGTGATCAGGCGATTGGTCCGCTGGTTTGCGCCTTGTTCTGGTGTTGTTGCCCATTTGCAGTTCTCTGGGCTGTAGTCGGCATCGTTGTCGATTCGCTCTAGGGATGTCCCTTCAGGGCGGTCACCCATGTCTTCGTAGAAGTTCTTAAAGCTGTTCATCCACCGCGAGCAGACCTTAATACCTCTTGCCCCGTAGTTTTTGTAAGCAATGTCCCCTGGGTAGTGACAGCGCTGACGCATTGATACCCAGGAATGCCAAGCGGGTGTTCCAGTCATGCCGTGAGTAGCATGACCAGAGCGGCGCTCTTGCCAGTTGGAGCCTTCAAGCCGACCCACCGCCCCCGCTTCCTTGTAATTCAATGTCGACAGTATATAGTGTCGGGCTTGAGTTCAAGGCGCAGACTCAGGCCCTCGATGCGGCGGTTCAGAAGATCAACGCTGTCAATAAAGCAGCAGCACAGTCTGGCGGCGCGGCAAACAACATTCAGAAGTTTGGTGCTGCGGGCAAGGCAGCGGCTGGTGGGCTGAACTCTGCGGCAGTTAGCGCATCTGGATTGGGTGCTGCATTGCAAGCGGCGCTGGGCCCGTTGACTGCGGTGACATCTGCTGCGGCATTGCTTGGCAAATCGCTGAACACAGCATTTGAGCGCGGAGCTGCGGAGCAGAAGCTCAAGAACTTCACCAGCAGCACAGGTGAATATCAGGCTGCATTGGCGCTGGCATCGAAGGCGACCGCGCAGTTTGGGATCAGCCAGACGCAGGCGACAACAGCGTTGGCCGATACCTACGGCCGGCTGAAGGGCCTGGGATTTGGCTTGAAAGAGACAGGCGAGATCTACACGGGCTTTAACGCCATTGCTATGCAATCAGGCACCACAGCAGAGGATGCGGCTGGGGCATTCCTGCAGTTGAGTCAGGCGCTTGGTTCGGGCAAGTTGCAAGGTGATGAACTGCGGGCCATTTTGGAGAGGATGCCGCAGCTGGCGCAGGCGATCTCATCGTCGATGGGCGTATCGGCGGCTGAGATTCGCAAGATGGGCGAAGAGGGCAAGATCACCAGCGATGTGATCTACAAGGCCCTGTCTGAAGCGGCTTTGGCGGCGGATGGCTTTGGCAGCACGCTGAACGCACAGCAGCAGGCGATGAAGAACTTGGGCCAGGTGGCCGACAAGCTCTTCAACCAGATCGGTAGCGCCTTGGCACCCATCGTGATCAAGGCGATGGAGGGGATCACGTGGGCGGTGCAGGAGCTGACGGATTGGTATGAGTACCTGGCTGGTGCGATCTTCCCGAAGGTGGTGAAGGCTGTGCAGCCGGTGGTTGATGCATTGAAAAACGCCTTTTCGGAT